AAGTGCGGCTTTGTTCATCCAAGTGTTTCTCATGGTTATCTCCTAATTAGTGCTAGTAATGGTCATGATAGTTGTATGAGGGATATGGTCAGAAAACTCATTCTTATATGAGTATTTTTTGTATTGTTTTTTATGCAACATACCCTGACTAAAATAGCAAAAAATCAACAATTTGCTATGAGTATTTTGTCAGTTAAGTTGCTGTTTAAATTTGGCTACATCGTCGCTTGTACGTAGTACTGATAAGGTTGTTTATCGCCTAAAGCAAACAGTTTGACAATGGGGGTTGTAATAATAAAAAAATCTTGTATAATCTGCAACTGGTGGCTCCATTGGTAGCCTCGCAACATTGTTCTATGAATCCCGCCAGGACCGGAAGGTAGCAACGGTAATAGTTATAATGTGTGCCGAGGATGTGCTGATGGAGTCGCTTTTTTTTGCCTGTAATTCCTTGATTTATATAGGATTAAGTCTAAAAAATTAGATTTTGATGACCTCTTTGATTACCACTCGCTTTATTTTAGACATAAAAAAACCCGCATTAAGCGGGTTCGTTGTTTACAGTCTCGTTAAATTCCAGCAAGTCACTATTCTTAAAATAATTCTTACTAAATAGCAGTATTGGCTCTGGAAACTTTCCATCTGTCCAATATCGTCGCAAGGTTGATGTACTCACATCGTACAATTTTGCAACATTAGCTAAAGTTGTAAACCCATCTGGGTTCAACCCTTCAATTTGGTCGTTTTGTTCAATCACAATCACTCTCCTTATCCAATCTCATGCCCATCACAACAAATGACCTTTCGCCATCGTTGGCATACATAAAGTTTTCGCCATCGTCAGCGGTATAGGTATGCAAGATGGTTTGACCTTTAGTGGACATTCCAAAATTTGCTTCAAGCACATATATTCGCTGAAATCTACTACTACCGTCCTTTGGTATCAGTTGCCCATAAAAGCCGTTTTGTACATAAAAGTTTGACGCGGTTGTTTGACTGGTTGGATTAAAAGCTTTGCGCGCACGGTTAAGAAGCTCTATTTTAGGGTTAAAGCCTTTCGGAATAACGGCATCTTTCTCGATTGGCGGTATGTTGTTTTTCTCTAAACTTCTTTGTAGCTCGTAACGACAATAAGCAGCATTCTCTAAATCACATGGTGCTGCGTGCAGGCGATGACCATCTGTTGCATAAGCTCTACCATCGATGACGTGTATAAGCCCTAAATATTGATTTTCTATACACTCATCTTTTAACGCTAAGCATAGCCAGTCAAAATCATTTTCTTTGATAAACTTATCCATGCTTACTCTCCAACTCATGGCCACACGTAGGACATACGCTTGGCAGTTCCAAATCAATTTCTAGCAGCTCGGCGGCTAGGGCGGTCATTTCTTCTTCAGTAAGTGTTTTCATGATCACTCCTCAAGCTATTTCAAACAAATCAGGCTGAGCCATGATTGCTGGTTTATTTTTTGGCTTAGTACTCACAGCCGATAGGTCAGAGCAGAACGCCTTACGGCAATACTCAAAAGTTTCTTCAATTGATAAGCGGCTGCCGATGAGCGTTAGTAATTGTTCACTTGTAATCTGTACTATGCCCACCGCGCATTCGCCATTAATATAGACACTTAGAAAGAGATAACGACTACCCAAATGAATAGCTACTCTCTCAATTTGGTATTTACTAATCTTGCGAGTTAGCCAGCACGATTTTTCATGCTCATTACCTATGTTGCTAAAATACCCTTTGGTGATTTGGCACTCATAAACAACACCGCCTGGCATCGTCATTTGTTTTTCAAAAGAGCTTTTCATGGTTACTCCTTAATATTAGGTGTTTGAACAAGTAGCTATCCTCTCAAGCTACCCCTGCGTCGTCGCCTTGGTGCGCCCGTACTCGGACACGCATTTTATGAGCCATCACCTCACCAACTAGCTGATACAGGTTTGTTCAAACGATTGATGGTTGACTGGTATTAACCTTTGGCACCAATATCTTCAGCAACAACATCCAGCGTATCGTTGAGCATCTTGATATCACCTTCGTCGAAGTCTTGCTGTTTGTCGCTAATCAATCCGCGCATGCGCTCAACGTCATCAAGTGACTCGCAAGCTTTGACGTGCTTCATGATATTGTCGTATTCATCGGCCAGAATGATTGACTGTTTCTGATCAGCTAATGCTTGGCGTAGCTCGTTCACATCTTCATCTTTGATGTTGATAGCTGCATTCTCGACCATGGCTTTAATTTCTTG